ACAGACGAAAAGAGAATAAAAGATTTCATCAAGGCACAGAAAGAGTTATGTAAGAAACATAAGATGTTCCCAAAAGTTAATTTTGACTTGCAAAGACACGAAATAGAGCATGTATATTATGAGCTAGGCGAGATGACGCCACAAGAAATTAAAGGAGATTATCCATTAAGAGGTTTATGATGAAACATAGAAAAAAAAGAATCAATACTTATTTTAAAGAAAGGGAAATAAAGGGGCAAGGACAAAAAGAAGCCCAGATTATTGCTTATGGAAAAGACAATAAGCACGGGAACAGAATAGAGAAGGGGGTTTATTATAATAAGCTTAAGGAAAGATACGCTGACGTCTTACTCAAGAAAACTAGCTTTGATAAATTAGCTGATTGGCAAATACGTAATGCTGAACAGGATAAGGATAAGGGAGCTTCTAATAAGGCTATTGAGAGTATTATTGAGAAGTTAGAACCCTCAGAGGAGATTCTTGAGAAGGGTTCTGTTACTATTACCTTTAAGAAGGAAGTTAAAAAACCTTTAGAGATAGAACAAAGCAATGGATAAATGGCAAGAAATAGGAAAATACTTAATGGAGGGGAAGAAGTTGAAGGAAATTGAGCTTAATAACCAAAAATTTACTTTTAGCCCTGTTCAAAGTGAGTTTGTTTCTGACTTTAAGAATAGGTTTTGTTTGTATAGTGGGGGGTATGGAGCTGGAAAGAGTTTAGCCCTCTATATTAAACTAGTCCTATTCTGCATGTGCTTTCCTAAGAATAGAGTAGTGCTTGGTAGGAAGACCTTACAGGATATTGAAAGAGCTATCTTACCTGATTTGTTCGAATTGATACCTGAGAATTGGTATAAAAGGAGAGTTAAGGATGCTGTTATAAATTTTAAGAATGGTTCTCAGATACTTATGTTTGGTTTAGACTCATTACAACAAGGGTCTATGGCTGATATTAAGAAGGCACAGCAAAAACTTAAGAGTATTAACATAGGAGCTTTCTTTATTGACCAATTAGAAGAAGTGGATTTTGATGTTTTTAATACTTTAGATACTCGTATGAGAAGGATGGTACCTTTTTGTCAGGGGAATATGACAACTAACCCTGCTAATTTCTGGGCTTATGACTACTTTAAGGCTAATCCCCGTAAAAATACCTCACTCTACCAGGGTTCTATGCTTGACAATAGGGCTAATCTGCCCGATGATTACTTAGAGGCTCAATTATCAAAGGAGGAGCGTTGGGTTAAGAGATACGTCTATGGACAATGGACACCAGATGTCTTGACCGATAAAGCTATATTTGCCCAAGAATATATTAGAAGAATGGAGACAATTAAAAAGAAACCTCTGGCGATGGAGGAGGGATGTGAGATATACGAACAGCCTCGTGGACTCTTCTACCAAATGGGAATCGACCCCTCTGAGGGGGTAGTTGACCCTAGTTCCATTTCTATTATTTCTGAAGAAGGAAAGAAGGTAGCTAAGTTCAATGGCTTTACTAATATTCCTGGCTTAATTGACAAAGTAAAATTCTTATACTATAAATATAGAAAGCCCCTAATTATTCCAGAAAGCAACGCAGCAGGTGCAGCTCTCCTAGAAGGAATTAAGGATTTAAGGGTATATAAGAGAAAACAATTTGAATATAGATTAAAAAAAGTAACCGAGAAGTTAGGCTTTAACACCAACTACCAATCAAAACAAGCCCTCATTTCTCATTTTCAAAAATTATTAAGAGCAGGCTTCCCTAAGATATATGATGAGAAGACGATAGATGAGTTAAAAACCTTTGTCTGGTCTGATGAAGCACGACAGAAGGGGGCGGGAGCTCAAAGAGGATTCCACGATGATGATATAATGTCAACTCTACTAGGCTATTGGGGAATCTCCTCAAAGAAAGTAGAACAAAAGAACGCACAAAGGTCGCATAGTTATCAAAAAAGAAATTTTCAATACTTATAGAATGCCAACAGGATTTAAAAAGAGTAGAAGTTGTCATTGTAAAACAAATTATAATAGGAAGTTTTGGTCGGTCTTCTTTAATAATATATTGATAAAATACTTATGAAAGAAAAAATATTAGATATTTTAAAAAGAGCTACTATTGCTTGGGACGTTGCTCCTAAAGGAACAGTAGAATTTGGTGTCTTAGATAAACTTGCTGATGAAGTGCTTGCCTTAAAGGAAGCTAAAAAGGCTAAAACTAAGAAAAAATAATGCCTTATAAATTAAGGGGAAGGTCAGTATATAGTAAAGCGACAGGCAAATGGCTTAAGAAGCAAAGATGTCGTTCTGTCGCCTCTGCTGGGAGAGCTTTAAAACTCTTAAGAGGATTGGAGCAAGAGAAAAATAAAAATAAATAAATAATGCTTCATCAAATACGAAAAGAAATAAGTCAATATAATGATACCGAGATAACCATCGTGGATGGTTTTTCTTTTAATCAAAAAGATACTATCGAGAGGATATATCGTTATTACAATTCTAAGTATCTAGATGGAAATTTGGATATTGAAGGAGATAGAAAATACTTCTTTAATATAGTTCAAAATCCTTGTCAGGTAGAAACTAAGGCAACTGATTTTGATACTAAACATATAAATATATTTCCTGTTGCTGGAAGCGACCCTAGGGCAGCTTGGTTTATGGAGAGGGACTTAAAGTTCTGGATGAAGGATAAAAACTTTGGGAAAGTTTTAAATAGGATATTTGAGGAAAGACCTAAATTTGGAAGCGTTGTCATTAAAACAATAAAAGGAGTTCCTTACTTTGTTGACCTAAGAAACTTTATAATAGAACAAGCAGCAGACAACTTAGACTGTTCTAATTACATTATTGAGAAACATATATATACTCCTAGAAAGTTAAGGAAGATGGGGGCAAAGCTTGGCTGGAAAAATGTAGAAAAAGCAGTTGAGCTCTTTAGAGGAATGAAAGATAATCCTCACATTGTTGTCTATGAGAGATACGGAGATGTCCTTAATGAAAAGACTAAAGGATATGAATATAAAAGAGTATGTATAGCTGATGTTGGAATTGAAGCTGAAGACCCCAAAACTCACGAGAATATCCCTTATGGAGGAATAGAACTTGAGAATAGAATAGTAGATACACATCCTTATGATGAATTTCACAGAAGGAAAATCCCAGGAAGATGGCTCGGAGTAGGATTAGTAGAAATTCTCTTTGAAATACAGGTTAGAGAGAACCAAATAGCTAACCTTGAAGCTAGAGGAGATTACTATGCCTCCCTCCACGTCTGGCAAACAGCTGACGATAGTGTAAATATAAATTTGAATAGAGATATAGTTGATGGTGAGATTCTCTTTTCTGAAAGTGGGATTGAACCTGTCGATATGACTGAGAGGAACTTGTCTTACTTTAAGATTGCTACTGATAAATGGATGCAAAACAGAGATGAATTAACCTTTAGTTATGATGTGGTTCAAGGACAAAGATTGCCCGCAGGAACTCCTCTGGGTTCAGCAAGATTAGCAGCAGGAATGGCAGGTTCTCACTTCGACCAATTAAGGGAAGACATAGCTCTAGACATCAAAGAATATTTATTTAAAAAGATTATCCCTGGATTCCTTAAACAGAATAGTGGAAAGCACGTCTTGAGAATAGTAGGAGAAGATTTAGATAAGGTTCGCAGTATGATTATATCTCGTAAAGCTGTGGACGCTCTATTTACTTTTATTGAAAAGAAAGGCAAAATCCCTAATAGAATTCAGTATGATACTATCAAGCTAGCGATAACAGAGAGTGTTAATCGAGGGAAGGAGAAGCTATTTGCTATTCCAGATTCTTTTTACAAAAACTTGAAATATATAATAGATATAATAATAGATGGAGAGCAGAAAGATGTTAATGCGTGGGCTCAAACAATGATGGCTGGATTACAAGCAATAACTGCTGACCCAACATTATTAACTGACCCAGTCAAAAAGAAGTTCTTTGGTAAATTCCTACAAGGAGGAGGAGCTTCAATAGTTGACTTTGAACCAGACCGACCTGTTGAAATGGGACAAATGGCATTACCAACCAATAAGGGGGCTGGCGGAGGAGTTAGTAGACCCACTTTAATGCCCTCCCCTGGTGGAGAAAGAACAGTATGATGAATAAAAAAGTAAGAGAACAACAAATAGAATCACTTGCCTCCTCCTCACAAGGAGAAGCATTAAGGAATTTTATAGCTGAAAAGATAATTGAATTGAAAGATAGTTCTACAATTACTGGTGATGATAAATTAGCCAAATTAGAGGGCAGGCAGATAGCTATTAAAAAGCTGAAAGATATATTTAGAAAAATACAAAGAAAAGAGGCTCGCGAAGGACGAATGAGCTCTTATGAATAACTTAACGACAAAAGGTCGAGCCGTAACCATAAACGCAAATAAAATTATGGAAAAAGAAATTATTGAGGAAACCATTGAAAACCCAGAAGAAGAAACTTCTGAAGAAGAAGAAATCAACGAGGAGATGGAAACTCCATTAAAACCAGCTAGCCAAAAAGAGCAACATTCTGATAAAGAGAAAAGGCTCTATGCTCGGATGAAGAAAGCCGAGGAGAAAGCCAAGTTAGCTGAAGAAGCATTAGCTAAGAAACCGACAACTAATTTAGACGTTATTTTAGATGTTCAACAAGCCACAGTAGGGCTTGATACTTCTGAAGTAGCAGAACTAAAAAACAGGGCGGCTATTACTGGTGGTTCATTATCAGATGCTCGTAAAGACGAGAATTATGTTCTTTGGCAAAAGTCGTATAAGGAAAAGGTCGAACAAGAAAATGCACCTGACCCTTCGACCGAACAAGGGAACGCCGAGGAAACTAAATCTCTTAAAGATATGACGCTTGATGAGAAGAATGATTATCTCGTTAAGAAAGGGTTCATTAAGGGATTTCCAAAAGCTAGACCCTTATAGGGAAGAGGTAAGGGAAAAAAATGGCACAAGCTGGAGGAACAAGAACAATAACGAACGATGTATCTGCTATCACGCCTAAACAGAATCTTGGGCGTATAAAATCTTCTCTGATTGACTTGGAGGCTGAAATGCCAACAGGGGGGAAGCGAGAATTGTGTCTTTGATGTCAAAATTGACAGCTTCATATCTTGCAGGATATATAGACGGTGAAGGATATTTAGGTATAATTCCTAATTATAAAAAAGCGTCATATACTGCAAAATTAAAAATAGCAAGTGTGGATAAATGGATAATTGATTGGCTGAAGGATAGTTATGGTGGAAATATTTGGAAGAGAGAGTTCAATAATAATTGCAAAGATGCTTACACTTGGACATTAGAAGGGAAAAAACTTTTACCATTTTTAGAAAAAGTTAAACCATATCTAAAGTTAAAGAAAGCACAAGCAGAATTATTGATAAAGAAAGAAAGATTGAAAAAGTATCAGGTAAATAAAGGAGCGAGACTTGGTGTAGTATATCCACAAGAAATAAAAGACCGAATTGCGTATTTTTATAAAGAGATAAGAAGACTTAATCATAGAGGCAAATCTTTGCACCCTGAACGACTAAGCGAGAAGACCCCAATAAAGGGGATACGATAGTCTGAACTTATGGGAAAAGAAACCATAAGAGGTGAACAGTAAAAGTTCACGATAACACAACTTGGAGATTTGGAGTGAAGCAATACAAATTCCTCTTTACAAGACTTTAGTAGCAGCCGAGGTGTGTAATATGGAAGCACGAGCAGAGCTTAAAGTAGGAGATACTTTGCACAAGCAGTATTTCGATAGCGTTACAGCTCAGACTTATGTTCCAGGCACATCCTTTACAGCTGCCGCTCAAGATTGGCACACAGATTCTTTGGTTGTTTCTGCTTATCAAACTGTCGCCCTATACGTGGACGATGTTAGAGACTTGCAGGACAATATTGACCAGAGAACCTCTATGCAAGAGGAAATTGCTTACCAGTTACGAGATGCTATTGATACTCACGCATTAGCGAGGATTAAAGATGGAACTGATTGTGAAGCTGATGATTTAGTCCCTGGAGGAACTGATGGACACGCCATCTCTGCTTCTACCGCAAACATTATTAGTATTTTCTCTTTAGCAAGGTCTAAATTGAGAGCTGCTAATGTTTCAGAAGCTGGAGATTGGATTGCCATCGTCTCACCACAGTTTGCTCAATTGATTGAGAGCAAAGCTACCTCAGTAGGTTATAATGTAGCCGATGCTACATTGAGGAATGGTTACGCAGGAGACTTTATGGGATTTCATATTTATGTTTCCAATAATGTCCCAACTGGAACTAGTCCTTCTGGAGACTTCACAATTTTGTCTGCTCAAGTCGATGCTAACTACCAAACAATGTATATTGGTAAAAACAAGTGTATTGATTTAGTAGTTCAGAAAGCCCCATCTGTTCAGATTACGAAAGTCCCAGATATGCACGGAGTATATGTAGCCGCCTACTCAGTGTATGGCGACAAGGTATTTACAAAGAACGCTTCAAGATTCTTGGGTGTTCCTGTAACTGGATTGAACTAATATTAAAATTTGTTTAATATCGTCTATCGGGTAATTATCAGACGAATATTACCTGATAGCGTCTGAAGATGATATTGGCATAAAAAATGACAATGAAATTCTATAAAGAGAAAAGAAAGCAATTTGAGAAATGGTTTTATAATAAGAAAGCCAAGCGTAAATTGCTAGCAAAAAATAAAGAAGATATAGCAATATGCGGTCTCTTGGAAGCATACATAACAGAAATAGTTTTAGCTGGAGGAGAGGAGAGAAGAGAGGAATTAGCAGAAATGCAGAGGAAGATTGCAGAGTTTGATAAGTTCGTAAAATTCCTTGAAAAGATATGAAGATACTCTATATTTTGGATAGCCCTTATGCCTTTAATAATGGCTGTTGGTTTTATAGAAACCATATACCCGCAAACGCTCTAGGAAGAAAAGGACATCAAGTTCAATTTTTAGCTCTGAACTCTGGAAGAGAAATTCCAGAGAAGAACTTACACTTTCCTGATACAGTGATATTTAGTAGAACTTATCCAATAGACCCTCTTATGACATTAAGAAAGTTCAAGAAACTAGGAAAAAGAGTTCTATATGAAGTTGATGATGATTTATGGAATGTAAATCCTGATAATCCTTCTGTTGCTATCTCAGAACAGAAGAGGAGACAATACGAACATTTAATGGACGAAGCTGATGGAGTTACTACAACAACTCCAGAATTAGCTAAACTTCTTAGGAAATTTAATAAGAACGTATTTGTCTGTCCTAATGCAGTTGACTTAAGTTTGTTTAAGAGAGTTAAAGAAAAAATTCCTAAGACAAAACTTAGAGTTGGCTATACAGGAGCTGCCTCACATTGGGGAGATCTCGGTCTGTTACCAGAAGCTCTAGTTGAATTACAGAAAGAATACGACTTTGACTTTGTACTACAAGGAATGTGTGGACAACCTTTGGAAGCAGAGATATGGCAATATGAGAGAGTTCTTGATTACGGGTTACAACCAGAGAAGAAGTTGTATTTAGAGAAAGCTGTTGATTGGTATAATAAAATGCAGAATGTAAAAATGTTTCACGTTCCATTTTATCCACCAATTATGTACCCAGCCCTACTCAATAGTCTAAATATAGACATCGGAATAATTCCATTGAACGATAATAAATTTAACCGCTCTAAGAGTTGTGTTAAGTTCTATGAGTATGCTTCTATCGGAGCAGCTACTTTATCTTCCAACGTTATGCCTTATAACAAGGAGGTTGGATATTGTGCTAAGAACACAACAAAAGATTGGGTTAAGAAACTCGGAAGATTATTATCTGATGAAAAGTTCAGGAAACAATTAGCAGAGAAACAGGGTAAATGGGTAAGAGAAAATAGAGATATTAACAAAGTAGTTAAACTTTATGAAGATGCTTATGACCCTCGCCAAAAATAAATTTCCACAATACAAAAATAAAAAAATAATGCTTAATTTAGGTTGTGGAGCTCAAAGGCTTGATGGCTATATTGGGATAGATATTAGGGATATTGGACAGGAGATGATATGGGACGTAAGAGGAGGAATACCTTTTCCTGATAACTCCGTTAGTGAGATATATAGTTGTCATTTTGTAGAACATATGACTGATGAAGAGTCCATAGCTCTATTCAAAGATATTTATAGGGTTCTCAAGGTTGGTGGGGAAACACATCACAGATGCCCACATCAAACTCACCCAACAGCTTACTTTTGGGGACACGAAACGTTTTGGAATGAGGCTAGGATTAACTCTATGACAAGAGTTCCAGGACTAGGGAAGTTCTTAATAGTAGATAACCAAAATAAGAACGGAGAATTGTTCTTCTCTCTCAAGAAATTAGGATGAGATATGATATAGTCAGAATTAAAATTACTCCTAAAAATATAGGAAAATTTTGGATAAAAGATGATAGGTTGAAACATCCTACTTTCATCAAAGACAGGAAGTATTTAGAAAAAGAATTAGTATCATTTCAAACAGGAAATAATAGTAATTTGGAATATCCCGATAGATATGATTTAACTGTATTCACTTATAATCAGTTTGAAAAAGAATGGTTAATCATAGATGGTTCGCATCGTATAGAAGGATTAAAAGAGAATATTCAAAAGAAAAGAACTGACAGGGTTTGACGCTATTTTACTTCCTTCTAATATCTTAGGAGCAAATGATATGAGAGCAAGAATAGCTTTCTCAAGAAGATTAGATAACCTATTAAGAGAAGAGGAGCTTCCTCTATGGATAAAGAAATATGATTTTGCTTTTACGCCAGAGTCAATATCTTCAATCTTGGGGATTACACAAGGTAAAAGAGAGGTTGTCAATTGGTCTAATAAGAACTTAATAGATAGTGGTGGAAAAAATACAATTAAATTAACTCTTGACGAATATCAAGAATTACGACAATTATGAGAATTTTGCTCAGAGACCATAATAATATCCTTATTGACCTCAAACCTCATTTCGAATTAGTGAGAGAGGTTAAAGACGCAGAGGCAGTAGTTGTTTGGCAAGATATATTAGCAATAGAATTGCCGATAGTAAAACTAGCAAAGATGCTCAAAAAACCTGTTGTTCTTATTCAGCATGGAAGGGGGGCAGGAGAAGATTATTGTCCTCCTTTTAATAATGAAATGTTATCAGACAAGATATGTGTTTGGTCAACCTCTGACAAAGAAGAACTGATGGTTTGTGGAATACCCGAGAAGAAGATAGAGATTACTGGAACAACTATATTCAGACACTTAAAAGGAAAACATCCTCATAAGGGAACTAATATTCTTTTTTCTCCAGAGCATTGGGATTATGATATTGAGGAAAACGTAAAATTGCAGAACCATCTTGAAAAGATATGTAATAAAAATAAGTGGAACTTGAAGACTAAGATAATGGAAATGCACGAAGAGAAGAATTACGGAAAATATGCAGTTTATTCTCATAGAGGACGACCAGAACATCTTGATATTGTCTGCGATACTATTGCTTGGGCAGATGTAGTAGTATCAATGAGTGAAATGACTCTTGAATTATTAGCACAAGCATCTGATGTCCCTGTTATTTGTTATACGGACATTAGACCAAGAACGCTTAATGGGAATTTAGCTTATCTAACACACTATCGCACTTATTCCAAAGCGGTAAAGACAACAGATACATTGTTTAAATTAGAAGATATAATCAAGCAACAGTTAGTTAATCCGAATGAACTTCAAGAAGAACGAAAAGATATAGTTATGACAGAGGGTGGAATACATATCAAAGACCCATTACAAAATATGATAAATGTAATTAAAAATGCTTAAAAAACTATTCAAATTAAATAGAACATTAGTTGGGGATGGATATGACAAAGCCCTTCAGTTAATAAAGAAAGAATTACCTGAGATGAAGATACTGGAGTTTCCTACTGGAGGAGAATATGGAACTTGGAAGATACCGCAGAAATGGGTATTAAGAGGTTCTTCGTTAAAATACAAAGGAAAGGAGATACCATTCCAGCCAGTAGTCGGTTCATTGCCATTTAAAGGAAAGATAAGCTTGGAAGATTTAAAAAAACATCTATATTATGACATTAACAATCCAAAGGTAATTCCCTATATCACTAAGTATTATGATAAGACGTGGGGATTTGCCACTTCATTTGAGAAATTAGATAAACTTAAGAAAGGTAAATATGAAGTTAATATAGATACAGAATATCAGGAAGGCACAATGAAAATTGGAGAGTATGTGATTAAAGGTGGAAAGAAAGAAGCATTGATAATGGTTCACTTAGACCACCCTTATCAGGCAAACGATAACTTATCAGGAGTAATGGTAGCAATAGACTTGGCAAAGACTTTGAAAAGTAAATATACTATCAGAATAGTATTTGTCCCTGAAACAATAGGTTCGATAGTTTATTCTCTTACTCAGGACTTAAAGAATATAGAATTTGGAATAACTCTTGATATGGTGGGAAATGATAATACGATTCTAATGCAAAAGACTTTTTTAGAAGGGGAAAGTATAAACAAGGCAGGGATTACCGCTATGGGGAATATAGCACAGGGAAATTACAGAATAGCACCATTTAGAGCACCTCTAGGAGCAGATGAATATACATTTAATGACCCGACCATAGGAATACCAACAATCTTCTTCTCTCGTTATCCTTATGCCGAATATCATACTAACTTAGATACTCTTGATATTATTCAGGAAGATAAATTAAAAGAGACGGCTGAAGTTATCAAAAAGACTATCAAGATAATGGAGGAGGATTATGTTCCAGTAAGAGCATTTAAAGCACCTTTAATGAGAAGCAGGTTTGGTATTCAACAACTAAGCAAAGAAAAGAATCGTAAGTATGATTACTTCTTCTACTTAATGGACGGAGAGAAAAGCGTATTAGACTTATCTTTTGCTTGCCAACTTGATTTTGAAGAAATGATTAGCATATTAAATAAAATAAAAAAAGATGGTTTTATCAAATCCCTTTAATAAAATATACCAAAGTAAGAAGTTCAGAGATGTTTTGAAATGCGGAAAATACTCTTTTCCTTTTATTGTTGATATTGAACTTACGAATTATTGTAACTTAAACTGTCTATTCTGTGGACAAAGAGAAATGAAAAGAAAGAGAGGGCTTATTTCAGAAGTTCTCTTTAAGAAAATAGTAGATGAGTGTGCTAAGCACAATACTCCAATTAGATTAAGTAGGTGGGGCGAACCTTTCTTACATCCGAAAATTGCTGATTTTGTCCGTTACATTAAGAGCAAGAAACTATTATTACATATCACAACCAATGGATTAGCTTTTAATAAGAATATAGAACTCTTAACAGAAGCGGATAGTGTCATATTCTCATTTCAAGGTGCTTCTAAGAAGAACTATGAAGAGATGAGGAATAATAAGAGATATAATGAGTTAGAAGCTAATATAAAGGAATTGGTAAAGATACGCCAAGATAAACCCTATATTCACATTACTTCTACAATGACGGATGAAACTCCAGAACAGATAGCAACCTTTGTTAGAAGATGGAATAAGATAGTAAATGAGGTTACAATTGGTAAGACTAATTTATCAAGAATAA